TTATGCCAAAATCCACAATGAAGGCGGGCGCGTCAGGGGCATGAGATATGTGAGAGGCTACCACGCCAAAAACTTTATGGGCAAGGGCAAGCGCGTGCAGATCAGACCGCATACGCGTAAGGTTGACTTCTTTATGCCTCGCCGTCAGTTCATAGGTCACAGCCCATTTTTAAACAGATTGATCATTGACCGCCTGAAGAAGGCATTTAACAAATAAGCTTTATGATAAACATCTATGAAAAATTATTCGCCAAATTATCAGAGGTGGCCGAGCTGAACTGGATAGACATGGACAAAGGCCAGTTGGATTATTATGAAACGCGCCCATCGGTTCAATTTCCCTGCGCGCTCATTAGCGTCCAGTTGCCCAAATGCGACGACATTGGAGCTAAAAAACAGAACTGCCAGGCTTTGATTACGGTCAGGCTGGCATTCGATTTCACCGGAAACACTTCCGCGGCGACGCCCGCAGCCGAGCGAGCCAAGAGCCTGGCTTACCTCAATCTTTGCGAAGCGGTTTATAAAAAGCTCCAGGGATGGAAAGATGCGGGCTTTAATGCCTTAAGTCGCCAAAGTTACAGGGAAGAAAAAAGGACGGATCACTACAAAGTTGGGTATATGCCTTTTACTACCTCGTTTATTGATCTGGCGGCTGCTGAACCCTAATTTTTGTTGATCGACCAGTTATAGAACCCGTAGGCCTTCTTCAGGTCTGCGGGTTGTTTGTTTTCGGCAACAAGCTTTTTTATGAGATTGGTTCGGTTGGTAAGCAGCTGGATAATCCGGTTTGGAGATATGTCGAACTCTTTGGATAAGTTCAGAAGGCAATCGTCATAACGAAGCCGGCAAAGGTGTGCATAGTAATAGAATCGGTAGGCCAGTTTGTCATCGCGTTGCTCCTGGAACGAATTACGTTGACCTTTCTCCGGGAGAGATGAAGGAATGATTTCATTGTATAGCGTGTTTTTTCCCCTCATATGCGGTCAGTTGTGTAAAAATAACAACTGGGGCGCTGTTATGCTAAAAAAGTTTGCAAACAAAAAAAGCCTCTGAATAAATATCCAGAGGCTTCACAAATTGGCATGAGGGTGTAGAATCTACAAAGTATTAAGAATTAGAATAAATCCTGCAATAAATGAAAGCACAGTTACAACTACAAAGAAATTCATTTTGTTGTTAAGGGATCGTAAATGTTTAATCTCATCTTTTGCGGTTTTTTCCCGCAAATATTTTTGTATGTTAAAGTACTCTTTATATTGCTCATTAAAAAGTCTGTTGCAATCAGAGATGCCAATAGGTTTATCGTTTAGCTCCCTTGAAAAGGCGTCAAGCTCATCGGCAAACTTTAAATAATCTTTTCTTTCTAACACATCGCGCATCGCCTCTTTTAATTCTGTTGAGTAAAGCGCTATTAATTTATGTTTTTCCATGAGAATTGTAATTTTTATTATCAATGACTAATTTACATTTTTATTTAAGATAGACAAAAAACCCTGCCGGAAAACTAAACAACTAACGCCGGAGTGAATATTTGAGGCCAACTCCGTCAATACCCGGATTAAATTTTGCTGTCCAGGCATTTGACAGGTGTTGATAATAAATACCAACCCGCCTTAATTTTAATTCGACGCTTAAGCCAAAAGCCCACCATGCAGAATTCTCAGTTGGAAATTTATGGTTATATACTCCGGCAATTGGAGACACAATTAGCCATTTACTTACCTGGATGGGAGGTTTGAAAAACAACCCTACCGTTTGCCTCCTGGTCGGACGGTTCCACTCGTCCCAATAAGTGCGCGTCATGTAGTAATATCCTGCCATTACCCATCGATGCTGTACCTGGATTGAAACTGTGGAAGGAGTAACGCCCCAGCCTTTAAACGACACTGGAGTAACCTGAACGCTGGTCTTCTCTTGAGAAAAACCGGTAAGGCATATCCCACACGAAATGATAATGAGTATAGCTCTTTTCATAGTTCTGTCAGTTGTAGCGGTGAGTAGGGTTGTGAATACCGTTTGTTTTCCAGTTTTACCATCACCGTCACCCCAATCTCTTTTCCTAAATCGTCAAATTTACGATATATATCTTCTACCATGCCAATAATGCCGGTAGCTCTTAATCTCACCTTTGCCTTGTTAAAAATGAAATGATTGAATTTAGGGATAGGGACATATTTCATGATAATATTTTCTTTATCTCGTTAATAATTTGATCGCACTTGCTTCTCTGATCTATGAACCGGCCTTGCTTTAAGGCGGTTGCCCTGTATATCAGAAGACAATCGTAAAGCTCTGCCTGAAGCGATCCATACTTGATGTATCTATACACATCGTCTTCATCCAGCGCTTTCTTTTTTGTCTTTTCGTAAAGGAGAATCTTCCTTTTGATTACTTCGGGGAATCTGTACATTGCTTCAAATGCCATATCAGAACATCGTTAGTTGTTTGACCATCTCTTCATGGCTTTTCATTTCCGCCAACAGCTTATCCACTTTCGCTTCAAGCGATTTGGCTGCAATGAGAAACCTTTTGTTGCGGTTTTTAAAGAAGCTCCTTTGCGCAGCCCGCATGTCTTCAGCCAATTCCACCACATAGGGATATTCCTTTATGCCGCCCCGGTAAAAAACGTCTATTTTTGAATCCAATTCCCTCTCCAGCGCTTTGGACTTGGTGAGCGTATCTTCCGTCCTGGTTTTGAAATACAGCTTCTGGAACTTGCGCATGTTTTCCAGCGTGTCGATAAAAGCAACCTGTTCCTTCTTATTCATTGTCGTTATTCTTTAGGTTTCGCAGTTTTTCGAGGGCAAATTTTTCTTCATTGAATGGAGCTATACTGGATCCGTCTTCTAAATAGGTGATCGCCACATCAACGCCCGCCTAGTAGGATTGCAACCGTTTAAGGCTTTTTAGAAGGCTTTTAAAGAAAGCTATGCATCCCTTGATTTGTTTTTTTCTTTCCGGTCTGCGGGCATACTTTAAGTCGTTATTCATCCGGTCGATCACGCCATTCATGTGGTCGATCTGCTCATTGAGCGTAAATTCTACTTTCATTTTGTGAGTTAGTTTCATATCGCCATTTGGTTTTTAAAAGCTTTTAAAGATTCGTCGCATTCCGCTTCAAGCTCCTGCGTCACCTGCATCGCGAGGTTTGCGCTGGCCAGATCATGAGGATCCCGGCTCTCGTTAGCCCTGGTTATGCGCTTAGCGTACTCCTGCTGGGCCGTGCGCATGTCGGAAACCAGCTTAATAAATTCGTTCATTGTTTTCATGATTTTTAATCGTTTAGTTTAGATTATTTAATCGAATAGAGATAACTGCTTGAATTGTTTCTTTTCAGCCTGCCAAAGTATCCTTTTTTACAATCTTCCGCCATCTTTAAATCCCTTTTAAAAAGCTCAAATAAACCTTTTCAAACACCGTCACCACGCTGGGCAACTCCTGGTCGCTGATCTTGTCGAGCGGCGTGTGCTGCTTGCTATACTTTTCGCACCAGGCGTTGAGCCTTTTCATATCCACCTTGCCGTCCGGCTTTTCCCAACCCATCTCGTGAGCCATGCTCAGGATTTTGTTGATCATGCGCTTGCGGGTTTGGCTCTGGTGTGCTTGGCCTATTCTGGTATCGCACAGCGAAGTAAGCAAAGCCGTCGTTTCAGCCTTGGTCATTTCGCTCAGATGAGTGGTGCGGTTGTTGGTGAACTGCAACACAATCCCGTCCTTTTCATCGGCAAGCCCCGCTTGGTTAAGGAGGTATCTTGCCAGTTTCATTTGTTTGTAGTTCATGAGAATAACTGTAATTGAGTGCCAGGTTTGTTATTAAAGTATTGATCGGTCAGAACAAAACAGGAGAGGTAAACAAATCCCCCATCCATATGGGCATGATATCCGCCGCCATACCACACTATCCCTTCTTTCTTCAACCGCTTAAGAATAGCATGCATTTTCTGATCTCTATGAGACTTGCCCACTATCTTTCTAATCGGGCAAATTGCGGAATCCAGGAATACCAAGGTTTGATCGCTTTTTGCTAAGGCTTTTTTGACCTTACTCATTAGTTGTTCGTCCACTTCCATTAGCTATTAAGTTGATTCCAATTATTCCTAAATGCCTCCCTTTTCAGGTAGTTTTCCGGATCCAGCTTAGCCCTGCCGTTCATGCGCTTCAGATAGTTGTGATAAGGCAATATGCTCATGAGCGCCATGATCTTGTCGGCTTCGGTGAGCTTTGCGTACAGAGGCTCGCACCGCTTCCGGTTTACTTTTTTGTCGTACTTTGTCCAAAATGCGTCGAAGCTTATGTCCGGCGGGATCTGCTCCAATTTGCCTTTTATGATACTCTTGATTTTGACCAAAGCGGCGAGCGTGAACGGGAAATGCAAAAAGAGCCATTCTGATTGCTTTTCGTTCATGTCGCTTTCGTTGTGGTAAAAGGTTAAAACCCCGCCAGAATAGCCAAAAACGACGTTTCCTTTAAAGGAAGCGCTTGTTAAAACATACTTTTCCATAGTGTTTACCCCCTTGTTTTCGTTGAAAATTCTGCACGTACCCCCCTCTCTTCGAGGGCGATTTTTGTAAATTCCTCCTCTACTTCAGGCGAAGTTTCAGCAAATAGCGGTACCTGTTTGGAGGCGGATTTTGCACGCTTCCCTGTCGAAGCTTTGGGGAAGAAGGCGGGATTTTGCAGCATAGCCCTTTCTTCCCACACCACAAAAGGCTCAAAACCTCCAAATCTGTTCTTGATAGGCTGCGCAATATAGGAACTCACGAATATTCCCAGGCCGCCATCGAATACGATCCTTTCCGATATCGCCTTTTTCAGCGCGCCGCTCTTGGTTGAGTGAGCCGTGAAGATAAAAGCCTTACGGTTGCCATATTTGTTCTTCAGGAATAAATATTCATCCCAGGTGAAACCGGTGTAATCCACCGAGTCGATGAAGATGAAATCCGGGCTGTTGCGCTTCTTAAGGTAGTCGTCTAAATCCTGCAATAAACTAACGCCTTCCGTGCCTGCAATCGGGTCTATCGGGAAGAAACTCCCCGTAACCTCATCCATCTTGTTGCGCCTAGTGGCTTCCTGAAAGTCAGAGCCATGACGCTGTTCGTAACCCAGCCATGCCACCTTTCCATGGTTGCAAAGCTCCTTTGCCAGCCTTACGCAGAATTCAGTTTTACCATTGCCTGAAAAACCGTATACGACGGCGATAAAGTTCTTTGGAACCTTGCCAAGAACGCCCTGGAAGGGAGAGCCGGATAAATCCAGGAGCTTGAAGCGCATCTGGTGAAACTGCTTTACACCCAATACCTTCATAGCTCCAGGTGTTTAATCCCCAGCTTGTCAGCCAAATATTTCTCAATTTTAGCCCCTTCGCTGTCTTCCCAGTCCGGAAGAAGATATATAAAGTTGGCATGCGGAAGATAGCTGATGCAGATTCGCATCGCGTCTTGCCAGCTTGCCTCTTCGGCAACCAGGTGCATTGGGTTAATTACTGTATACCCTTTTATCTCTAGTAGCGATTGTGCATTGGCAAACTTCAGCCAAGCTTCGACATATTCCAGCCCGGTAACCTTACCGGATATGTAAACCACGTTCTCTCCGTCGTTAAATTTGGCGATGTCATTGATTGTCTTAGCCAACATATTCCTCCTGGTTTAGTGAGTGCCATATTTTACAGCAATACCTGATCTGGTGGATGCAATCGTCAACCGGGAAATGCCTAATACCAACAAACTCGGTTTCCGCTTTAACCTGTGGGCGTAAACTCACGAGGGTTCGCACATCGCGTTCAGCTTTGTGAGACCAGGGAACGGGCAAGCCGCAGGCATGGTATGCGTCGGCCAAAATACCCAAATCAAAGCGCGCCCCATTACCCCATAACTCAACCCTTTCCCCAAACCCTTTTAAATAGCGCTCAAAGGCTTTTAAAATCGCCGATAATTCATAAGGCGGGCAGTTGTTTAAATGTTGCCGTGATAGCGGCTCTTGCGCCATCCACCAGCGTATTGTTCCGGCAGTCACCTCCAAGCCTGCGTCAAGGCAGCTTTGGATGTCTATAACGCCAAAAAATTCCACTCCGGTCTTGCCTGTTGACAAATCAAACGGCACGGCGGCTATGGAACAAATGACAGACCGCGAGCGGTCGCCCATCGTCTCCAAATCAATCATTATACTATTCATATTCATGTGTTTATTAGTTGCTTCCATAAATGCCCCCGGCAATATTGCCGGGGGCGGGGACATCTGTGCTATCGCGGGCGTCCGGTATGATAATCTCCAGGGCTTTTTGGCTTCAAATGCGTCGCTTGTCAGGCTCGGCAAGTTTGGAGGAGAACAGAGGCCCCACATTCTCCCCCTCCACACTCGGTATTATCAGCGGCTTATAGCCCGCATCCTGATTGAGTTTGCAGCTCCGGCAGGATTCGAACCTGCATTGGCATTTTATAGTCTCTCACTAATGGCCCACCATTCCATCCATTTGTAGCGTCTACCAATTCCGCCACGGGGCTTACTGATCACTGATCACCGATCACTTTTTTATATCGATGAAAAGTTCAGCGTCAGGCCTTCCCAATGGCCTGATGGCGCCAGCGTTTTGAACTCGTATCCATAGCCTTTCAGCGTATTGGAATACCCTTCCCTGATCAGCCTCAAACCTTCTTTCCACTTCGGGTCGTCAAACTTGTCTTCGTGCGAGAGCAGGTTCATCACCTTGTTGTATTCAAGGTCGCCTTCTTTGTTGCGCTCTAAAAACGACAGCAGGATGGCAAACAATTTCAGATCGCGCTTTTTCACCGTTTCATGAATGAATTCCTTGATCAATTGCACGCCCTTGGTGGCTCTCTCATCCCAGTATGGAGTCGTATCGCGGCGCCTGGTGATCCGCAAATGACCATCGGTGTGGGTAATAGAAAAACCGCCCTTGCTGTTGCTCCTCAACTCGCCATATTCGTCAAGCTTCTTGGCTTGCGCATCCATCGCCTGATGGCATTTCTGTTTGAAAGCCGATAGTTGTACTGCCAGTTGCTTGCCTTCTTCCATCAGGGTTTCAATGGCACTGTTTCGCTCGGCTTCATAAGCTTTGCGTTCCTTTTCGCGCGCTGCCATGTCGGCGGCTTTCTTTTTAGCGACAAGAGCTTCCAGCTCTTCCACGCTCAGATTTTCAAGTTCACTATTCATTATTCAGATTATTTAATTGCTCATTTAATTCAGCCAATCGTTTGATCATATCAAAGCGTTCTTGCCATGCGGCGTCAGGATGATCCCGCAGCCACTTTTCCAGTTTGGTAACTTCAGCGTCAAGAGCCGCCAAGTCAGTATCATTTTTGAATGCATGTTTCATTACGATAAGATTTTATGGAGTTCAGATTTTATTTCAAGCAACACCGGGTTGGGATCGCTGTCTTTAAGCGTCCACATGACAGCAATTGCTTCAGGACGGGTAAGCGTTATCTTTTTCTGCTCTGCGCATTGCAGGTGAAAATTCCGCAACGCCAGTTCATTGATCAGCGCATAATGCATCGCTTTCATAACAGACTGCTCGGTAATGCCGATCATTTGGCCACACAATGAATTGTCAAGAAAGTCAGCCATGGCTCCGTACAGCCAGGAGCGTTCCTGCCATGCCAGTTTTAGATTCACATTCCCGGAATCAGTTAGCTTTATCTTCATTTGAAAGCCTGTTTAAAAGGTTTTTATAACGCGATGCGGTATCCTGGTATAGCTCAATTTCAAAATTGATCTTGTTGACATTCTGGTAAAATGTGCAATATTCGATGTCAAGAATCCTTCTTGCCTCTCGCCTAAGAATGTTGCTGTTCGATAAAAGACAGATCATTCTGCGGGCTTCCGGAAGCGGCTGTCGCCTGCTTTTGCTCTTAAGATCGCTGGCTGAGACGCCATACTCCTGGCTTACCAGCTCCAGCAGATTGTTAACCATATCCTCAATCATGATACCGCCCCTTTTACTAATTGGTGAATCATTTCTGTATATGTTTCTTCAAGGATCGCCGCATGGGGCCAGAAAGCCATTGATTCGGGATCATGCAATTGCCGGTAGTACTCCTCCATCTCACTTTTAAATAGCATGTTGGACATATCCAGAAATTCGCGATCACGCTTTATCCAGTGTAGCCGCCACCAGCTCCAGTATTCCTTATGTTCAGGTATCCGGTCCACAAGCGGTGTATCAATATCAAACTGTGCTCTGAGATAAGCGTATCCCTGTTCCTGTTGGAAGGTGGCATATTGTAGATCGTCCCATCCGAGCAGGTTTTGCACCTGCATCTTTATGGCGGCATTTCCCTGCCTTACCTTTTGAATATATGTCATATTGCCCCCTTTCTCTTTTCTGCGTGAACAAGTCTTTTGAGCCGCCTCAGATCGCCTTCGCTTTCATTGATGATCTTCTGGATGGCGAGCGGATCGCGGATGCCATTGGCTTCAATGATCGCCTTCTGGTCGCTGGATGAAGGCTGGCTTAATTCGATGAACTTCCTGCCGAGCCTGCTGTTGATCTCGTTATACCCCTTCTTGTTCAGTCTTACTCCTCGCTCAATCCGGTCCTGTAATACGCTGGTAGCCATCAGGATCATACCGCACTTCCCTTCCAGGGCATTATAAAGGCTGATGAAGAAATACAGCACTTTATCGTCCAGTTTGTCGGCCTCATCCAGGATTATTACCGGGTTTTCAGCGCGGCGGATATGATCAATTATGGTTTGCATCATGAGGGAGAGGCTGTAGCTGCTGGCATTTCTACCCATTGCGCTAAGCAACGCCTGAAGAAAGTCGCGGCGATTAAAATAAGAGCTACATTCAACCACATACACATTGGGGTGTGTTCCGTAATGCTCGCTGGTGAATGATTTCCCACAACCCGCGTCTCCTATGATCCCGAAAGTCATTGCATAATTGCGGGCATCCTCAAAAAGCATGGTCAGCCGCTTGTGGTTTGTGGTTTCTACCAATGTCCAACCGCCTTCAGGGGCAATGCTTACCTGTTTCTGCACGTTGCGCCAGGCTTCATCAGAGATGGCGTCCCATTTCCGGTTGATCATCAGGCTGATATAGCCGTTTGAAACCTTTTTGAGCATCTTGGACGCTTTGTTTGCGCTGCCTCCGGCAATAGTTTGCACATAGTGTTGTAAGTCCTGTGCGATTTTCTCTTTCGATTCGTTAGAAAGCGTTTGATTTGCGCTCATAGCAGCATTACCATTAAATTGTGTTACTTTTGTATTCATGATTTTTTTTTGTTTAGCGGCGGTTGGTCTTGGTGGGCCTTCCGCCATTTTTTATTTAATAATTGTTATATAAATCCAGTTGTAAAGCCCTGTCGTCCATCTCCTCCACATCTTCAGCGGTTGCGCCGTTAGCTACCGCGCTTAGCATCTTTTCAGCCCTGTGGTTTATGGCTTTGTCCATCACGCCAGCCTGCATGAGGCCCTCCAGGTGCACAGGAAGTTTCTTCTGAAAATCGGCGCTCCATTCCAGCAGCCTGGGAGCCAGCGTCTTTTTCTCGGCTATGAGTTGCAGGTGCCTTTGTTTGTCGCCTTCCTGGTAGTCGGCCTGCGCCATCGGCACCGCGCCAAACTGGCTTACTGTAATTCGCAGCCCCTTGCCGTCAGTGATCAATACCATAGACAGGTCATGCTCGTCGTACGTTACCTGTACTTTCTTGCCGATGTGCTGGAATATCTGTTCCTGGCTTAGCTCATACCTGATCTTCTGTCCGCATAGCGTTGGCGCAATGCCTTCGGCGGTGA